CCCCTTATCATCAAAGTTATCCGTCATCGTAACAACTGGTAAATCAGGGTTTTCGATAATTAAATCTGCCAATTTTTTCATTTCTTCTTTTTGTCGTTCATTTACTCGTTTCATTCCGCCACCTCCAACAAATCCGGATTTTCGTGTATGTTGCCGTAAATCTCAATCTCTCTCATGCTTCACCCTCCGCTTCACCAGCCGCTTATATAAACGTTACGTTCATTTTCGATACAGCCTACTTCTTCTATTTCCGAGTGATTCCATCCGATGGTTAGCAAAATCTCTGCATTAGCTGGAAGCTCTTTTAGTTTCTCTATTAACTCGGCTACTGTCATCATGCTTCACCCTCCACTGTAAATAATTCACGCACATATGCACTCATCAAATCAGCAATATCATCAGTGTCTATAAATTCACCGTCTTCACCTTTTTCGCTATATCCGTAAATTGTAGGAAATTTATCTAAACAATCTTTGTGCCAAGCAATCCCATTAAAAACAATAATTTCATCAAACTTTGTAAACGTTTGATCACATTCTTTACAAATAACAGATTCTTGTTTTGTCGCGCTTTCGTCTAAAATCAATTCCTCTCTACTGCAAAACACCACATCGCTAAAGCCAAAATCAACCGCGCACTCCATTTCTGGTGGTCTAAAATCGTTAATGCTAACTATCTTTCCAGATACGTTTTTATCTTTAATCCAAGTGACTTTATCTCCTACTTTGAAATTCATGCTTTTTCCTCCTAAACCCATTGTATTCGTCTGTCTTCTAAAGCTGGAATGTTATAACAAATCCAGCAACAACCACGGTTAAACGATGTTGAATGTCCTAAAAACTTAATTCTTTTCTTAAATATCAATATCGCTAGTTTGTCGCTATATTGTTCGAATATATTTGCTCGTTTCTCAGTTTCGAGAGTCGAGAGCGGCAATAGTAAAGCAAATGATTTTATTTTCTTTTCGTCTATTAGCTGAAAACTACGCTCTATAATCCGATTCTGTTCTGAAAAAGGCGGGTTACTAATCATTAAGTCACAATCAATCGGTGGTTCCGTTCTAAAGAAATCATTTCCCACATCATCAAAAATATGTGTCGCTTTATATTTAAGATTTAATTCTTCTGCTTTTAATTTAAATTCAGAATCGTAATGATTGAACGGGAACCACAAACTTTTGAACGACTCAATATCTATCAAGCTGTATATGTCTTCAACGACGTAACGTGGAGTTGCAACGTGGTCTTTATCCGCTTTTCTTAATTCGTACATAGTCATAAATTCTTAATCTCTTCTAGCTTTTCAATCAGTTGTTCATTCGTTAATTCAAGCAAAATATCTTTTATAGAGTTTTTTCCGTCATGAGATTTTACAAGTACGAGAGATACAAAATTATAATCAAGGTTTTCTATCACTCTCGCTTGATAGCCATTTTCAAAACTATAAGCAGTTAGTTTTATACCGTTGTCACCTAATCTTGTTCTTTCTGTGATGTATTCTTTATACTCATTTGCGATTGTTTTCATTTGTGAGCCTCCATTCCTCAGTGCCGAAATCCATCGTCCCACCAATCATCTACTATCATCGGATTTTCTACATTCATTCTCTATCACTCCTTGCAAGAAGCATTAATAGTAGTATCAAAGCAACAATCATTATTAATTCAGCCATTTAATATCAATCCGCCAATACTTACTAAAAACGCGATTAACACGGTCAAAGCTAAACAAAACAATGTACATCTGTCTGATTTTTCAATAAATTCATTTTCGTTTTCATCAATACTTACTAGTCCGAAAAATCGTAATAACTTCATTTAAAAACCTCATTTCAAGAATATTTTAATCCACGCCGCTACAATATATGTGACTGATAATAATGCTCCGACTTGGAAACAAAACAGAAATACTAGTAGCTTACTTTCATGTTCATTTAAAAATTTTTTCATTCTCTTATCTCCACATCTGTGCTATAATTAATACAAATATTATTTCGTAACTCACAGTTTTAGTAAGCTCTAACTTACTATTTATAGCTGTGGGTTTTTCTTTTACCAATGCCGCTCAATCGAATTCGCAAATCTATGCTTGTACTTTGGTCTCTTCTTGTGTTTTATTTCGTGGTCTAAATGCCGAGATTGAAGCTCTGTGAGTAAATATTTACCCGTTGATTTAGGACAAAAATTTGGGTCATATTTTCGTATTTTGGCAAGTAATAGTTCGACTTCATCAATCATTTTCAGACCTCCTTATATACAAATTTTTTAATCAGCCAATCATTCGCTTTTACTGCATCAAATGCCCACGCTTCACGCTGATTTTTCGTAGCCCAATTGCTAAATTCTGCAAGCTCTGGAAAGTCTTTTATGTTATCTAACCACCAACCGTAAGTTCTTGGACTAGCTTGCGCAAAATCTTCTAACGTCCATACACCGTACAGGAAATTCACATGCCTGTTTTTATTTTTCACAGGACGACCCATTTTCTTATTCTCCTTTCTATTTTAATCAACATCTATTTCTAAAATTTCCGCAATTTCTTTTCTAACTTTCGATGCGTCTCTTTTGCCGTTTATGATATCTGATAAATAAGGATTGCTAATACCTAACATTTTTGCTAAATCAGATTGTTTCATATTTATTGCTTTTAGTTTTGCGTATACTGCAACCGCAAAACGCTGATGTTCTACTGACATGTTTTTGCTCCTTTCTTGTTTTGGTTTTCACGTGATATAATTATTTTTGATTGGAGGTGATTGCAGATGACTTTTTATGATTTTTTAATAACTTATTACCTTAGCGAAAATAGTCCTTTAGGCGATCTAGCTCATGATGTTCAACTAGATGGTAATTTCCCAACAGAAAGCAAAAGCGAAGATGAAATCAGGGATTATTTTTCTAATATTGGTACTCCTGGCTTCCAAGAGGCTTTAGATGAGGCGTTAAATTATTTTAGAAGACTATGACAATTCTTTTAACTTTGCTTAGGTCAATTTCCGGTGCTCCATACTTAGCTTTAATTTCATAATTTTTGTAAAGACCGACTTCAATTTGTTGAATGTTGGTTTTTTTTCTTTTTAAATATCTTTTGTTCACCTCTCCATCACTCCTTTCTATCTTATTAGCTAATTATTTAGCATAATGTTGACAAATTTTAAACTTTAGTGTAGAATCTAGACATAGCTAAATAAGCATACAATTGAGCCATAAATCGTTGGGGAACGAGTATTTTATAGGTTTATTCGTTGACTCGTTTAGCTAAATAATTAGCTTATGAACATAGTATATTAAACTTTAAGTTAGATGTCAACCATTTTCTTTATTAAAATTTAAATTGTTCATAACCAATATGAAAAGGTGTATGATATGACTACATTTGATAGGGTGAAATTTTTAGCCGAGAAACAAAAAATTAGCATTGTTGAACTAGAAGAAAAACTGGGATTTGGTAGGAATTCACTTTATTCCTGGAAGAAAAAAATCCCAAACGGAGAAAGTTTAAAAAAAGTAGCTGATTATTTCAATGTTTCTACAGATTATCTTTTAGGTAGAACTGACAACCCCTATGTCGACAACGACATCCCTCAAGAAGCGGCAACACTTGCAGCTCACATTGATCCCGCTGCCACAGAAGAAGATATGAAAAAAATTCTTGAGTATATTGACTTAATTCAACAAAAATATAAATAAGAAATGAGATGTATGTATGTGGTTAGATAAATACAGAGAGCAATATCCTGAGCTGACTATCATTGAAGATAAGAACATGGAGCAGGTTCACAAAGGATTATACTATAATAGTAGAATATTCGTAAATCCTCAACAAAATGATATTGAAATGCGCTGTACATTAGCAGAGGAAGTTGGACATCATCATTTGACTGTTGGTAATATTATTAAACAAGAAACAGTTAATGATAGAAAACAGGAAAATCTTGCTAGAAATTGGGGCTATGAGTCACTAGTACCTTTGCGTAAAATTATTGATGCTTATTATGAAGGTTTTACTGAGTACTACGAGGTTGCGGATTTTTTAGAAGTTACAGAAGAATTTTTAAAACATTCTATCGAGTATTATAAAAGTAAGCATGGGAACGTTGTAGAATGCAATGGGTATATAGTTATTTTCAGGAGTAGTATTCAGATTGTAGCCTGTTAGGCACTCATGCTATAAGTTTTAGATAAAATTAAATAAAGGGAGAGAATGAAAATGTGGAGTTTTGGATTGTTATTTTTAGCCAGTTTGATAGTTAGTATAGTTTTCTTTGTATTAGCAATTAAGAAAAATGATAGATCAAAAAAATTAATGAAAGGTATAACTTTTTTAGCCATTAGTTATACTTTATGGCTTTTCGTTGCAGATATCTCTGACAGTAATTTTTTCATAATATTTTCTTTTTGGATCATCGCAATGGCATTGATTTATATATTTTTATTACTATTGTCTGGAAAAATGAATTTTAAAAAGTATCAACATATATCTAAGTTAGCTGTCATCCCCTTATCGTTTTTATTCTTTTTAGGTGGCGTTTTTATTGCTACTAATACTGATGCCCCAAAAAAAGAAACTCCTAAAAAACAAGAGGCTTCCTCAAATACAAATTATTACGGAGAAAATAAGGATACAAACTATGATGATGTAAACGACACTAGTTCTGCAAGTGATGAAGATTTCGAAAAAAGCCTTCCAACATTAAACAAAAAAAACAATATAAATGCCATAGAAGATATGCAAAATAGCATAAGAAATACTTTAATTCCATCTATCAATAATGATATTAAAAATGATGATAGCAGTAATTTAAAACAAGAGTTAACTGTAATTAGTAATTTAAGTGACGAAAGTTCTGAACATTCGAGCTCAATGCTTAGCGACGTTAAGTCTGATAAATATTCTGACGCAGCATATGATTATTGGAAAGAAGCAATAACTACTCTCGCATCAATTGAAGATTACGTAAACGAGCAACTCGATGGTGCCAAAGATATTGATTACTATTATAACCAGTTCGAGATTGCATTGGAATCCTTGGATGATAGCTATACGAATGCAATTAAAACATTAACAAACTAAAAAAACGCCCTCCCCGCAAGAGACAAGCGTTTTAAATACACACATAGGAGTATGCAAATATATTTTAACATAGTTTGCTGTACCCTTCAAAAGAACATACGTTCCAAATCAAAGAGGTGGTGCTATTAATGAAAATTAAAAAGTTAAAAAACGGAAAATACGCCGTTCGTTTGCGCATAAAAGTCGACGGTGAATGGAAAGAAAAGCGTTTGACAGATACAAGTGAAACAAACTTAATGTATAAAGCATCTAAGCTTTTAAAACAGGTTCAGCATGATAGCAGTTCTTTAAAAGAATGGAACTTCAAAGAATTTTATACGTTATTCATGAAAACTTTTAAAGATGGAAAAAGTAGTCAATCTACTATTGATTTATATGAGTTAGCTTATAACCAATTCGTTGATTATTTCGATGAAAAAATTAAACTTAATTCGATTGATGCTGTTCAGTATCAACAATTTATTAATCATTTATCTATTGACTATGCCATATCCACCGTAGACACCAGGCACCGCAAAATTAGAGCGATTTTTAATAAAGCTGTCCATTTAGGCTACATGAAGAAAAACCCAGCCATAGGCGCTCATATAAGCGGACAGGACGTAGCGAAAACAAAAGCGCAATTCATGGAAACGGACAAGGTTCATTTATTATTAGAAGAACTTGCAAAATTCCATTCTGTATCACGAGCAGTTATCTTTCTAGCTGTCCAGACAGGCATGAGATTCGAAGAAATTATTGCATTAACAAAGAAAGACATCAATTTTACTAAACAATCTATATCAGTGAATAAAGCTTGGGATTATAAATACACTAATACGTTCACCGATACTAAAACGAAAAAGTCACGTGTGATCTATATTGATAACTCCACAGTTCAATATTTACAGTCTTATCTCGCGTGGCATTCTGCTTATATAAAAGAATATAGTATAAAAAATCCACAGATGTTATTATTCATTACCTATCACAATAAACCAGTGGATAACGCATCATGTAATAAAGCTTTGAAAAAGATATGCAGTACAATTAATTCTGAACCAGTGACATTGCATAAGTTACGACACACTCACACAGGACTATGCGTTGAGGCAGGCATGGATATCATTTATGTAGCTGATAGACTTGGTCATGATGATATTAATACAACATTAAAATATTATAGCCACCTAAGTTCTAATTTACGTCAACATAATCAGTCTAAAGTAGATGCTTTTTTCACATTAAAAACAGACGAAAATACCACAAATTTTGCCACAAATACCACAAAAACAACGGAATAA